CCAGAGATATATGGTAATCTCGTAGATGCAGGGGTCACCTGTGCATCTGGCTCAAATGTGTCTGGATTCTACACACTTCAATATATCTCTGGGGCATGGACATGCACTAACCCTACTGGTGGTGCCGTATCAGTTGTTGGCTCTACCACTTCGGGTCTACAAGAATGCATCACCGCAATGCAGTCAGCGAAGGCTGGTAACTTCCGTGCGATTTGTCCTAACCCAGCAGCAAGTACTCCAATCACTGCAACGACTACGGTAACGTTCGGCCCATCTGCTGGTGCTTCCTATAACCTAGACGGTTGCTGGCTTAATACCACGGCCAACCCTGGAGTTCGGTTTGAAACATTAAATTTTGGTGCCGTCGTCAGTTGGCCGGGTATTATTCGATGTACGACCGGCTCGCCTTGCGTTGACTTCAATCCATCACAGCCTGATCCTCTTTTTGGTAGCTACGGGATTGGTGGCGCGTATATAAGACTCGGCTCCGTTATGACTGGTGGTTGTAGCGTTGATGCGGGGCAAAGCGCAGGGGTTCATTTCAATCCTAACGGTGGAGTCGCTGGTTCACACATCTCCGCTATTTATGGCTCAAGGATAGAAATTGGGTTCCTTGACGGGTTTGATGGAACACATAATTGCTTCTCGGCTGGCGTAGGGTCAGATAGTCCGACTAATGTTTTCGCCGCCTTTGGGCAAAACTATATCTACATTGGATATATTCAGGGCTTTGGCCAATGGGGTGTAACTAACGGTACCACAGCAGTTACTCAAGCCACACAAGCACTTGCGACGAACCATTGGGACATTGGTAGCATCGGGTCAAGCACTGGCGCGACCACTAGCCCACTAGGCGGCTTCCTAGAGCTAGGCTTCTTGGATCAGATTTATGCCAATATTAGTATTAATAGTGGGACGCTAAGCTTTGGTATTGCCTTTAACTCTACAACAGCCAACGGGAACTGGTTTGTTCTCCCACAGCTTGCTGGTGCAACGGCTATCTTAGATAATAGCACGACGGTTAAGAACTATGGTTTCACGGCCGGTGGTGGATATAAGACCGGCGGCACTTGGTAGGAGAAGTTATGGGCTATTTCCTTGGTTTCGTATTCCTTTGCGCTTTAGGCACTCCAGAGTGTAAGCGCGATAATGCTCTTCAGGTTGTTCAAATTCCTGGAAAGTTCTCGTGGAGTGTCATGGGCTTTGCTGGTATTAAATGTCAAGAGGCTGCGGTCCAATACGCCCAGGCTCACTTTGATCCAAACAAGAATCGCATAGGTGTGAACTGTGAACTGAGGAGCGAGTAATGCACATTGAACCAAAGGCCTATAGCGGATATGAGATTTGCATCCTCTCCGGGCAAATCGAACAGGCCGAAGCAACGAGACTAATGTCGCTCAATCCCGAGTTTAAGGAATGGTATCTCGCACGCCGAAGAGCGGATCAGGAGAAGGTTAAGCAAGATGCATAAACAACGAAAGGACGCCCGATGAAACAAGGACGCGCGACGACGAGTATTGTTGGATCAACAAAGACCGAGCCGGTTAGCCGAGGGGTTAACCCTGGTGCAGTGAGTCGAATGGGGAACGCTGTCGCTCCCGGCACCAAGCCCGAGCAAATGTACGAAGGGCGCGGCTTGAAGGCCCCGATGAAGTCGGTGACGACTTACCCGAAGGGAAGCCAACGCTAGTGGTGGAGCAGGAAGAAAATCTCTCTGTGCTTTCCGAGAAGGACCTTCTCTTACGCATTGCACGTGAGTTGACTACACTCCGCCAACTGACTACCTCTGCGGTCAACTCCCTCCGCGAAGCCGAGAGTGAAATCCCCGAGAAGATGCGGCGGTTCATTATGTACATGCACGACGTGCACGACATCGTGAATCTCTACCACGAAGGTGGGCAAGAAGCGCCCGAACACGTGAAGCGCGAGATGGAACGGTGCGACGATCGGTATCGCCAACTGCTTGCAGAGCAGCACACTGACGGTGGTACATTTGAGAAAGTCCGCCGCGAGATGGCGAAGGACCCGACCAATCGCTGGGATCATACCCGGCTACTAACAACCCAGAAGGACGAACCCCGATGAACGTATCTGAACTCTATATGACCCTTGAGGTCTATGCGCACTTGCGAGACCTACCGCAGTTCTCGGCATTGCGCGCTGAGATTGAGAAGTCGTTGAAGACTGAGAATGACGCCCTGATCCCGAAGTCGAATGCTGCGACTCTACACCCCCAGATGGTCACCACCAATGCTGGCCCCAACACTGGCGTGGTGCAGGAGGACGGATCGGTGAAGCAGGTTGAGACAGCGCCGCGGCCCACTGCGGAAGTTACGAAAGAGCCTCTAACCAAACTCGAGCGTGACGACGAAGCGCGCCGACGAGCGAGCTTGACCCATGATCGAGAATTGGCAAACCCTGCGGTCCCCGCAGAACCCATCAACCGGGACCGAATCTGATGAGTACCCGTGACGGTGGAAAGCCGCAGGTGAAGCCGCTCCCTTACTCTCCGCCCAAGGGCCCGGTGCAATCGCCTAAGGGTACCAACCACGGTAACTGCGGGACTCAGCAAAGCAAATGACAACCAACACCGACATCGTTAATCGAGCGCTTCAAGTCATCGGCACTCGTACGACGGTGACGGATGCTGAGTTGCTTGCCCAGTCCACCAACGAAGCCATCCAGGCGAACTTGATCCTGACACAGTACCGGGACCAACTTCTCCGGATGGCGCCGTGGGACTGTGCGCTGAACTACGCGAACCTGTCCTACATCTCGTCAGTGCCGGGGACCCCTGAGAACACTTCCCCGGCCACCACTCTTTGGCAGAAGGGGCAGCCCGCTCCTCCATGGGCTTACGAGTATCAATATCCGGTGGATTGCCTTCGGGCCTGCTTCATAATCCCCGCGAACCAAACAGGGCAGTCCGGCGGCATCCCCATCACCACCGCGGTGACCGGTGGGGCTCCTGCGTTCTGGGCGGGCCAACCGATTCGGTTCAAGGTGGCGATCGATCAGTTCTACCCAGTGACCGCTGCGGCGGTTGTAGCAGGAGGAAGCGGCTATGCAGTTGGAGACATCATTACTCTGCCTCTTGGACCCACAACATCCCCACCTATTGGCGCTCCTGTGCAGCTACGAGTCGCTACTGCCCCCGGTGGTGTGGTCGCTACTGTTAGTGTTGTTAATGTTATTCAAGGATCGGCCACACCCCTTGGTGGGTCCTACTTCGCCCCGCAAACCGGAACTATAGCCCAAGCATCCACCTCTGGCTCGGGTACGGGCGCCACCTTCACCCTGACCTTCGGGCCTCAGGGCGATCAGCGCACCATTCTCACTAACCAAGAGTTCGCCACAGCCGCCTATTGTCGTCAAGTCACTGACCCCAACGTGATGGACTCGATGTTCCAAGAGGCTTGGACTAATATCCTCGGTGCGGGCATCTGTATGGCCCTCACCGGCGACAAGGGCCTTGCTAACTCCGCAATCGCACAAGCGAATCGGCGAATCGAAGAAGCACGCAAGGTCGATGGCAACGAAGGCCTCACCATCAACGACGTAACCCCCGACTGGCTGCGCGTGCGTGGGATCGCGTGGACCGAAGCCTATTCTGGCCCTTGGTCAGGTTTCGATTGGGGCAACCTTTGGCCTACCTTCTAGGAGCTTAGCTTGGCGCAGCCGACTATCCAGCACTCCTTCAACTCCGGCGAATGGGCTCCTAACCTGTGGGCCCGTACGGACATTGAGAAGTACAAGTCCGGCGCGGCGCTGCTCAAGAACTTCTTCGTCGACTATCGCGGGGGCGCTTCTACGCGGGTCGGCACTAAGTATGTTCTTCGTGGTTATAAAGACTCCACCGCGATTCGGCTAATTCCCTTCCAGGCCAGCTTCGCCGTGAAGTACGCGATGGAGTTTGGGGATAAGTACGTTCGCTTCTATACCAATGGGGCGCCAGTTCTTGAAGCAGGTGTAAATATCACAGGGGTCACTAAGGCTAATCCCGCGGTTGTGTCGGTCACGAACACCTATTCGGTCAATGACTGGGTCTATATCACCGGCGTCAACGGAATGACCCAGTTGAATGGGAACTATTACATCGTCCACGCGCGGACGGCGGGATCGATCACCCTCTACGACCTCTTTGGCAACCCCGTTGACTCTACAGCCTTCGGTGCTTGGACCTCTGGTGGTACCACCGCGCGGGTCTTTACTCTTGCCTCTCCGTATGCCGCCGCCGACCTCGCGCTGTTGAAGTTCGTCCAGAACGTCAACACGATGATCTTCACTCATCCAAACTACAAACCCTACAAGTTGACCTTTTCAACACCGACAAGTTGGGTCTTCACAGCGATTGTGTTTGGTTCTACCACAGCCGCACCCACTGGAACAGTTGCTAGTACGACGCTCAGCCCCGGCAATGTGCACTATGCGTATGTAGTGACCTCTATAGATAGTTCCGGCCAAGAGAGCGCTATTTCAGCTCAAATACCGATACCGAATATACAGGACCTTCGCACAACGGCTGGTACTAATGTAATTAGCTGGGCGCCCGTAACTGGGGCTGGCACTTATAATGTCTATAAGTCCATCGTATCCTATTCGGGCCCTATTGCTGCCAAGGCGTCTTATGGATATATTGGCAGCACAGAAGCTACTACTTTTGACGACTCTAATATCACCGCGGACTTTAGCCAACCGCCACCAACCCCAGCGAACCCATTTAACGTAGGGTCGGGAGTTAGTGCCGTTACTATAACTGTTCCCGGCTCTTACACTACGGCTCCTACATGCACCTTTACAGCGCCGCCGGTAGGTGGTATAACAGCCTTGGGTATCCCATTTCTTAGTGCTATTACCGCAGCAGTATCAGCTGGTGGTACTGGCTACGTCGTAGGAAATACCATAACTCTAAATGGGGGCGTGCAACTTACAGTTCTGACTCTTTCTGGTTCGGCTGTTGCTACAGTATCTATTCTCGACGCCGGATCAATTGGGAATCTACCAAGTAACCCAGTCGCGCAGATTGCTACTTCTGGTTCCGGCTCTGGCGCGACGTTTACTCTTACTTGGGGCGTGAGTTCAATTCAAATTACTGAGACAGGTACAGAGTACGTGACGCCGCCTGCTATTGCATTCTCTGCTGGTGCAGCTGCCGGGACTTCCACTCTTGGTCCGACTGCTGACGGTAATCCTTCGGTCCCGGCCTTCTTTCAACAACGTCTAGCTCTTGCCGCGACGACGTTGGCCCCGCAGACGGTTTACTTTAGCCAGCCCGGGGCGTACTTCAACTACGACATTTCTATTCCGAGCCAAGACGACAACGCCATCTCTGCCTCTATTGTCTCGGGGCAGCTTAACAACATCAAGGCTATGATTCCACAGCCGGGTGGCCTTATCGTCCTCACCGACGGCGGGTCGTTCCTTCTAAACGGTGGGTCGCTTGGGTCCGCGATTACCCCAGCTTCGATCACGGCCAACGCACAGAGTTTCCTTGGCTGTAACGATATGCCGCCGATCGTGGTTAACTATGACGTTCTCTACGTTCAGTCAAAGGGGTCCTCCGTCCGAGACGCGAGTTATAATTTCTACGCTAACGTCTTCACTGGCGCGGACATCTCAGTCCTTAGTAGCCACCTCTTCTTCGGCTACAAGCTCCTTGAGTGGGCTTGGGCAGAAGAGCCCTACAAGATTGTATGGGCGGTGCGAAATGACGGCACACTGCTCTCGCTGACCTTCATCAAAGAGCAAGACTTTATTGGTTGGGCTCACCACACCACAGACGGAAGCTTTAAGTCGGTCTGCACTATTGTGGAGGCCGCTTCAACAGGCTTCCAGAACTTCGTTTACCACGTTGTTCAACGCACGATCAATAGCCAAACGGTTCAATACATCGAGCAGTTCCCGGAACGAGCCACGACCGGGTTGGTTAAGGACTATTGGACTGTAGACTGTGGGCTGCAATACTCTGGCGCCCCTGCAACGAACTTCACTGGCGCTCAACATCTCTCAGGCCTCACCTGCACCGGCCTTGCTGAT